TTTGTTTAAAAAATTGTAAACAAGAATAGCATTATTTTTTGTTGCTGGTACAGTACCATCTTCGGAGTCCAAAGGCACAGCAATAAAGTAACGGTTATCAAAATAAACAGATACTGAATTATTCCAATAAGTTTTGTTTATTCTTTTTATTGTTACATTGATTGGTTCACTGAGCGGTGTTTCTGTACCACGTAAGTTGTACTCATCAAAGAACTGCGTACTGTAGACACCATTGTCAGAAAGAAATATAACTTGATTACCAACTTGCTGTACGGACTTACGAGCTACACAGCCTACCTCATTTGTAAGCAATCGTGTACTGGCTCCTTCTAATGTAGTTGTATTAGATATTAGGTGAATACTGTTACGATTGAACACCATTAGGTTATCTTCTGAGAAGGAGTGCAGGGCTACATTGAAGTCAGCTTCACCTGCATTGAACCTGTACTGAGCGTATATCTGGTCATAGGTGTCCGTGTCCAAAATGTCAGATGCTATTATTTCATCCAGTATTCCCCTGGATGTAAATGAATCCGCTGTTGCATCAGCAGTAAAATTAAATGGCATAATCAATCTACGCTGATGATAAACTGCATAAGGTGGTGCTGGCATATGTGTGAAGCCCAAACCTACGGATACTTTTTTTATAAAGATTGGATCAGATGCACGAACCTCTGCTTGTGTTTTTTCAGATAATATTGTATCCGAAGGCACAATAAAACTAACACCTGCTGCTGGGGCTACGTTGCCACTGTCATCATCATCGGAAAAAGTAGTTGCTACTTCAACCTCAAACTCATTAACACTATTTACCTTTGCAACTGAATTATTTCCGTTCAAACCAGCGTTTAAATCAGAAAACGTAATTGGTTGGTTTAAGACAAAACCGTGATCAGTACACGTTATTGTTATTCTAGTACCACTTATTGATACCCCGCTTACTGTTTTACTACCTCCTGATGAAAACACTTCGTTTACTGCAAAACCTGAAGCTAACTTTAATCCACAGGATGCAGTAGGTCCATCATTACTTATTGATAAAGAATTACCAACAATAAGTGACTGTGATGTATGCAAGGAACCAACAGAATTTATAATAGAAAAATCTTTTACAGCGCATTCAATTGATACTGGTTGTGTATAAGCACCACTAGATACCTTTGCAAAATCAGTAATTACCGTAGATGAGCTAGTGACTGTAAATGTATCTGCACTACCCGCAGTTAGTGAATATGTAAATGTAGTATCACCAGTTCTTGTAATTGTTTTTGCAGAACCATTAGGATCAACTTTTGTTGCATCAAAACCTATACCGCTAATTGTAACTATGTTGCCTGTCACTAAGTTGTGATTTGTGCTAGTAGTTATGGTAACTGTATTAGCACTGTGATCAAGAGAGGCTGCCGATATTGTAGATATTTTAAGATTGTTTTCAATTGCAGTAGAACCATTCCTAAATATAAAAACCTTGTTAAATGCTTGAAGCATTGATACGCTTGAGGAAATTGCTACACCTGATGGATAAGTAATATCAATACTAGTACCTGTGCTTATATTAACAGCAACAGCTTTAGTATTTGCTGCAAAAATAATGTACTGACTAGCTGATGCATTAGGATCAGAGAAAGCACAAGAGCCATAAATAGCATTTACAGTAGTATCATCTAAGGTAGGTATTTCTACAGTTACATTACCACTAGCTTCATTCGTATAAGTTTTATCCGTTAACTTTATTGTGTCCGTATCAACCACAGTAGCTGTATATCTTCCATCAGCGGTAGCAGGTAAGACTCCACTTAATCCGCTTAATTTTACTTGAGCGGTTTTTCCTGCTGACAAGGTATGGGCTGAAGCAAAGTTTAACAACAACTCACCGCTACTAATAGCAGTGCTGTTTGTAGTCTTAGTAGCATCAAGTATAAAGAAAGGCAATGTCATTGCATTAGTACCTGATGTTATTGGATTTGATGTTAGATCAATACCCTTGCGTACCTGTGCTTCACCCCTTCGGTCAGTCCGTAGGTTCTGTGCATCAGCAAGCATACCTGGTGGCAACTGGTCAGGCCGTAGGCGGTTATTGAACCCAATGAAGCCAACATCGCCATCCTTGGCAATGCGGTCATCCAATGCTCCAAACTTGCTGTACTCAGCCATTAACCAATAATTGGACGAGTATAAGTACGTCCTCGTCCAGCTTGTCGGCTACCTGGAGTTTTTGGAGCCTTATTTACTCTAACCAACTTTACACCCATATCAGGCAAATTAAAAACTTTATCGTCAGATTTATCTTTACGAAGTTTTTCCATTTGTTTATCAAGTGCTGTTGCTTCATCACGTAATCTTTTAGCTGCACTCTCTCTATTTATAGCTACTTGTCTGTCATAAATTCCAGCGCCAATATCTGCTGCGGTGTAAACTGCACCTAAAGCACCTAAGCGCTTCGCAACAGTTTTTGCAGCGGTTTTTGCAGCACCTTTGGTTAGGACTGATCTCTCTCCTATTTTGGAGAGAACTTTATTGCGGGGAGGTCTTGCAGCTTTTCTTGCAGTTTTTCTTCTATCGTCAAAAGTAGCAATTTTTTCTGCAAACCTGCTCATAGGTTTGCCACTAGGGTATCTTTTTCTTGGGTTCATTGCCATTGTATGTATTATTAATTTCTAGGATTTTTTTTAAATTTACCCTTGGTGTTTTTTTCCTTAGGAGCAGGAGTAACTTTATTTTTATTTCTTGCCCCCCTGGTTCCACCTGAAACATTTTTACCAGGAGTTGTAGTTTTAGCTTTAGGTTTTTTTGTACCCTGGCCACGTGTTTTTTTAGGCACAAAGGTTTTCTTTGGCTTTGATTTACCTGTCAAAGCTCCCATAAGTCTACTTAATGGGTTACCTGTTTTCTTTTTAGTTGATTTCGATTTAGCTGGTAATCGGCCTTGGGCCTTTGCTAAATTATAGGCAGCCGTGCCACGGCGTAATGGTTGTTTTCTCATTGTATATATTATTAATTGTTAACATTTCCAGCGCCGTAGGGCTAGTGCCTTACGAGTTGGTCTTCCTTTTGAATCCTTCATTGGTCCTTTGACACCAGACATTCTGGCACAAAAAGATTTTTTACGAGCAAGTTTCTTTCCTGTTGGCTTGCTTTCAGTAACTGGTGGCTTTAGGTTAGCTCCAGTCTTACGCTTGAAGTAAGCCCTACCTGCTGCGGTAAGACCACCCTTTTTACTTTTGTGTTCCTTCCTCATTAGCTACGTACCTTTGCTCTGGGTGTATTAGCAACGACTGTTTTCTTGGATTGCTTTTTCTTCCTAGCAGTTGCTGCTCTTTCTGATTTCGATAAACTAAGAGCCTTTCTTTTAGGCAAGCAGCGGTCAGGGTTCTTCTTATTCTTAGACGTTCCGCAAGGTCCTTTGATGCTTCCATCAGTTCCAATACGTACCCAGTTCTGTTTTCGCCATTGTGCTAGTTGTCCCATTATCTGCCCTTGCGTTTACCGCCCTTGGACTTCTTGGCGTAGTTAGGATTCTTGCAGTACTTAGAAGCAGCCATATTAGCGTACGCACTTGGGTAAGTATCAAACGTACGTCTAGCCCAAGCCTTACCTTCTGGGCATATCTTACCCCCGCTTTTTGCTTTTTTTGCCATTTTTTACGATTGATTTAAGTACCTTAGCTTGACCTGCGTGAGCCTTGGAAGCCTGTTCAAGCTTTCTTGCGACTGTTAGTATTTTTCGATGCATTTCTACCTCTAAGTTTCTTGAAGTCAGCCCCAGTAATTTTATTACGAGGGGCAGCTACCCTTGCTAACTTCTTTTGTTTTGGACTGTATTTGCTAAATGGCATTACTTTTTCTTTTTGACCATTTTCTTAGCAACTTTTTTAGTTGCTTTTTTAGCTGTCTTTTTACCCATCATTTTTCCATAGTGACCTGGCATAATATTATCTCCTTATTTTATGTTTTAATGTTATAATGTACTTCTTATTTTAAAGTAGCAGAATGCTACAAATCCTCCAATGATCAATGCTATAATTAATCCTGTGTCACTCATCTCTGGGATGGGTGCTGTAAATCCTGTTGATATAACTTGTCCTGGTGCATTTACACGAACAGCCATTGAACCCATTGTATTAGGGGTAAAGGATGCAAACACAGCAGCATAGGTGGTATCACCTGCTAGTGTTATTGTTCCTTGGAATGCTTGGCTTTCTCTATCAAAACTTTGAAAAGTATTTTCTTGGCCACCGCCAAAACCTATTCCTGCTCCATCATTAAACGCCCAGGGTTCATCGACTATTAGATTAGCCTGTAAGTTATCGTAGATTAATAACGATGTATCCGTTATATTATTAGTAAGTTTACTTGAGTAATTATTGAACTCAAAGTCCCCACCAGTAGTTGTAGTAAAAATTAGGGACTCGTAGTAAGTAGCGCCACCCTCTGGGTTAAAATCCTGCACAACATTGGTATCATCAATATTTACTATAAGATCGTAGACAACGCTGTTCAGTTGTATTGTACCCCAAGCTAAGGATGCTGTGAGTAAAGCAACTAACAAGTATTTTACTTTTTGAATATAGAGGTACATATGGAAGCGAACTCCTTGAACATACGTGAAATAATGTTATTCTTAGGCAGGAACATCACGATGATTGATGCTATGCCTATGTAGGCAAACATCATACCAAGGAGATTATCCTTATAGTTATCGAGCAAGTATTGTATCATATGCTATTCTCTCCTGGTCCCTCTGGTGAAACTTGTACTATGTCTGGATCAATTACTAAAACTTCTGGACTTGGCACTGCTTCTGCTACAGTACTAGGTTTATTTTCTTGTTGTGCTTCCTGTTGTGACTGCTGCTTTGGCTTCTCTCTTGTATTTTCCTCTTGTGCTTCCTCTTTGGATTCATCACTTGAATTATTCTTTTCCTTGGTATTTTCCTTTGCCTCTTCCTCCTGAACCGTTTGTTTATCTTGTTTAGTCTCCTCAGTTTTCTCTGCCCTTTCTTCGTTGGACTTATTTTCTTGGGTGCTGCTAGCAGCTTTATTCTGGGACTTATTTTCCTGACTGCTGGATTCCTTGGTGCTTTCTGATTTAGGTTCAGTAGGTGCTACCTTGGCTTCTGCCTTGGCTACCTCTGCCTTTACCTCAGCTACCTTGGCTTGCATTACCTGTTGTCCCCATACGTTCACAGCATCGAAGTCAATAATGTTCTCAACAAACGCAGGAAAGCCCAAGCGTTGCTCTACAACATCGTTTGCTACACTGGCTACAAAGACCTCAGTCTCATCAACTGCTATGTTTGTCTGCGTTACAGCTGCTGTGCTTACAGCGACCGTTCCAGCAGCTCCTAATTGACTTATCTTGTCAACTACAGGTAAATCCTTGATCCTACCTAGAAGCGATTTCTTAGCCCTGTTAGCACCGTCTCTAGCGGTGCGTAGAGCGCCTTCAGCATCTTCCCTAGAAGGACCAACGCTTTTCGACCCAAGGACTTCATTGAGAGAATCACGCAGTTCTGACAGCTTTTGTTTAGCAGTTTTGTTGTCCATTTACATATTATACACCTATTCATACTATCCTTATTTTACTGATGATGATCCGAAGTAGAAGCCAACTATGGCCAG